CTACACAAGATATATATAATTTCTTACGTTCATCTTTAAGAAGTGTAGACCCTGAGATTCCAGTGTTTATGAGGGCAACAGGTAATCCGGGAAATGTTGGCTCACAGTGGGTAAAAGAAATGTTTGTTGACCCCTCTAAGCCTAATACAAAATTTGATATTGACATTAAGACACCAACTGGTATAAAAAAGATATCAAGAAGATTTATTCCTGCTAAACTGCAAGATAATCCCTACTTGATGCAGACAGACGATTATTACGCAATGTTAGCATCATTACCAGAAGTACAAAGAAAACAATTCTTAGATGGTAACTGGGAAGCGTTTGAAGATTCTTCATTTCCTGAATTTAATAAAGAGATTCACGTAATGAAACCTTTTGATATTCCTAGAGGTTGGATGAAGTTTAGAGCTGCAGACTGGGGATATAGTTCACCTGCTTGTTGTTTATGGTTTGCAATAGACTTTGATAATAATATTTTTATTTACAGAGAACTATATACAAAAAAATTAACTGCAGATTTATTTGCTCAAAAAGTTATGGAACTAGAAGATGGCGAGTATATTAGATACGGAGTTCTAGATAGTTCTACTTGGGCTAGACGTGGAGATATAGGTCCTAGTATTGCAGAGACTATGATACAAGAAGGATGTAGATGGAGACCGTCTGATAGAAGTCCTAGAAGTAGAATAGCAGGTAAATTAGAAATACATAAAAGATTAAAGTTAAACGAAGATACAGGATTTCCTACATTATTTGTTTTTGATAATTGTATTAACTTAGTAAGAACACTTCCTATGTTACCTACAGATAAAAATAATCCTGAAGATGTAGATACTCATGCAGAAGACCACGCTTATGATGCACTTAGATATGGTTGTATGAGTAGACCTGTGCACCCTGTATCACAAAAGTTTCATGACTTTGGTGTGGGTCAAACTAAAGACGTAGTGGCAGATAAAGTTTTTGGTTATTAATGAAAGATATTAAAGTAGGATATAAAAGTTATAAGATAAAAAATTTAGATTCCATAGTATCTAAATGTAATGAAATAAACGGACAGTTTCTTGCATCAGATGGAATGATAGCTTTATCATCTACAGAAGATTCTGTTTCTCATGTTAATACTTTAGTGCATGAAATATTACATGCTATTATATTTCAGTGGGGAATAGAGCTAGATGAAAAAGAAGAAGAAAAAATTTGCAACACTCTTGCGAATGGACTAACGACTGTATGTGTAGATAACCCTTGGTTGTTACCTTACATACAAAAACAATTAAAAGGAGAAAACTAAAATGGCAATCATGAAGAAATATGTACAAGGTGAATTACCTGAGAACATGTATGGAAACGAAGCTGCAAAGCAAGGTGATTCCAAAACTAATGTTGTAAAAGGTGGTTCAGCTTTTCCTGCTGACTATGCTGAAGGCGGAGTAAACAAAGACTTCCCTAAAGAAAAGAAAAACATGGTAGACGGAAAAGTCTTTACTTTAGCAGACGAAAGAGATTATTAAGAGAGGTATAAATGCCACATTCTAATACAAGTGGCTTGACATCTGAATCTGATGAAGTTAATTCTTTATCGGAGGAGAAAGATGAATCCTATAGTAATTTAGGTTATCTTATTGAATCTAGACTAAAGGAATCAGAACAAGCACGTCTTTATGACGAAAAGAGATGGTTAAGAGCATACAGAAACTATAGAGGAATCTATGGTGCTGATATGGCTTTTCGTGATTCTGAAAAGTCTAAAGTTTTTGTTAAAGTAACAAAGACAAAAGTTCTCGCTGCATACGGACAATTAATAGAGGTTTTATTTTCTCAAGGAAAATTTCCTATTAGTGTGTTACCTACAACTGACCCAACAGGTGTAGAAAAATACGCCCACATTAAACCTGATAATATGAAGAATCCTCGTATGGAGGATATTTATGGTTTTGAGGGAGATGGTAGAGAAATGGAACCAGGTGCTACCGCTGATAGTATTCTAAATGGTTTAGCAGAAAAATATGCTAATGCAGGTTTTGAAAAAGGTGCTGCACCTGATTTAAAATCTATGCCACAGATAGAACCTGCTGAAGAGGCTGCAAGAAATATGCAAACTCTTATACATGACCAGTTAGAAGAAACTCATGCCATATCTGTTCTACGACATGTTTTATTTGAAATGTGTTTACTTGGAACTGGTGTTTTAAAAGGTCCATTTAACTACGAGCAGTCTCTTCATAAGTGGTCATTAAATGAT